AACGTAGCAGGGCTTAGTGGATGAGTGATCGGGTCACCGCCAGCAGAATCGTATGGACCAGCTACTGGATCTACATTAAATCCATATTTAAATGATGGACCGTTAAGAGGAGAAAAATTTAAAATTCTCGTAGTATCATCTCCTGATGCATGCGCGCCTTTTGTCTGAACGCTTTTATTATAAAACGTCATAACACCGCTACAAATAAGAAACCTCTGACTTCCAGATACACCATAGTGAGAATCTCTTCCTCCAAAACTTGCTGTTACAGCGGTTCCTGATGCGTGTGTGTTTGGTCCGTGATCATTATTTCCGCTATACTTTCCTCTAGCAAATGGTTTTTTTTGCTGCCTATAGATGAAAAATACGTAATCCTGCTGTGGAACTTTATTCTCTGGTGATCTAAGCCTTCTAGAATATGACTCTGCTGTGCTTCCTGATCCGTTTATCTGCCTTTGTGCCATTATTGGTAAATTTACTACAAGCTTTTCAAGTGCAAATGGGCTAGAGATATAGTCTGACATTTTTAAACACTGGCTTGATGTTGCATGGTATCTTGTATCTGCCGGAGCCATGTGTGTAATAGTAGGAAATCCCGATCTAGCTAAGTTTGAATTTTGGGCAATAGTGCTAGTAATAGACGTAAGATCTTGCAAAGCATATGCTTCATGTGGAACAAATTGCTGTGGGAATCTTGCCACTCCTGAGTGTATGTTTAGTCTTGCTGCTGGCGTGCCGAGCCCTGCTTGTGTTATATGTGAAGCATCGACTGACCAGTCATACTGTAGAGATGTCTGTGATGCAGGATCAATGTGACCTGTATCTTCCCACCGTTTTAGATCCCAGTTATAATATGAAAAACCAGTTATGTCACGGCCTGCAAATTCGCTACTAGCTGTAACAAATTTATCTCCTCCTGCGCCATCTGAGTGTCTTGAAAATCTTGTGCTATAGTGTGCTGTAGGTGCATTATGTGTGATATCAATTCTTATCTGTGTCTTGTCTTTTAGTGGACTTGAAAATCCGAGCATCTGGTCTGGCGATGTGCCTGTTAGATAAAATGCGCTTTCCGATAAATAAATTCTACTATCAACAAACGGTGTAATTGTCTCAGGTGCTGCACCGCCGGGAATAATGCTTTGAGATATCAAATTTGATACAAATGATGTTCCAGCAGACATCGATGAGACAGTTTCAATTGTTCCAGTTAATCCTTGTATCATCTGGCTGTTTCTTGGAAGAAGCTGCGGATATAATACATTACTGCTTCCTGTAAACACTATCGTATTTGCATCATTGAATGTTGATGACATGAATCCCATTCTATCATGATCACCAGTTCTTCGAATAACAGGATACGATCCTGTTCTATTATCCTCAATCCTGATTTGTAATCTTGGGGGTATTCCAAGAAATCTTGTCTGCGTTCCGCTGATTATCTCAATACTGCTCATCTCTTTAGTCCTGCAAATGCAATTGAATCAGTTCCGAGAACTGTGCTACATCCTGTGTCACTTCCTGTAACAGATATCTCTCTAAAGATAAACCCTGCAGCTGCAGACTTAAAACGTGTTCCAAATGGTCCTCTGTCCCTAAAGCTTCCTGATATAGCCTCTATCATAAGAGAGCCGCTAGCTCCTGTTGGATGATCATCACCAAGTACAAATCTTGGAAATAGCATCTGCGAGTCATCAAACGGAATTATATTTGACCTAAATGATGATATAACTCCAGGCTGAAACAGGTAAGCAAAGCTTCCCGTTATTTGCTCATTGGAGCTGCTGGCAGGAGTAGAAATAGATCCCGTTTGTATGCCAGGCAGTCTTGGTCCTGATAATCCTTCAGATGATTCAAAATATGCAGACTTTGTAACAGGCTTAAACTCTATTTGCTGTGAAATTATCACACAGTCTCTATTTGCATCCTGTGCTGAATCTGACTGCAGTGAGGCCCTTATCTTATGAGACACAAAGGGCGACTCTATTGATGCACCGACTAGTCCGGCTCTTATTGCGAGTGGCTCAATAACACCGTCCATCTGTCCCGGGTCTAGAAAGAACGGTGTTGATAGAACTATAGGATACTGCTCTCCGCCTGCGTCATTTATATAGTCTTCAGGATTAATTTTTCCAATTATGTCAATAAATGGTGATGAAATTCCATCTGGACCTGGATCCTCATGTAACTTTGGTTGGCCGTATGATATTGTCTTCATCTCATGACTAAAACGATCTTCTGCTCCGTCTGGAAATTCACCTCCCATAATAATAGGGCTCAGGCTCTGTCTATAGTCACTAAAGCTTCTAACACTTACGCCCTGTCTAAATTGATTAACAGCGCTTCCAAGAGAGCTAGAGGCAACTGTTGCACGAGATATAATTTTATTGACATCAAGTATGCCCCTATCTCTAAACGGTATAATTGACATCTAATATTACCTCATTACTCAGCATTTAGAAGCGCTTCAAGGATATCATCCTCAACACGCACGCCTCTTGCATCAACATCTCTCTCAAATCCTTGCAGATATATCTCATCAAATAAGTATCTAAACCTGTGTCTTTCAAGAACATGAGACTCAATGACAAAGTTAATTCCCATAAACTTAGTCTTTCTTGGGATAACCTGTCTAATCATTGATCCGAGTGATGTATCGAACCATTTAAAAAAATCAAAAAATGCTTGAATGTTTAGTTTTTTCTCAAGCCTATTAAAGTAAACCTCTCTCATGTATTCTAAGCCTGGATATGATTCATCAAATAGAAGATTTGGTTGCCCTAAAGCATTGTCAAAAAACTCTAACGATGAAAAAAGACTCATGATATCTTCATCAAGTGCCTTCATTGTAGAAAAATCTATTGTGAATCTTGTATCATCGTCTGGAATTTCACTAGGAGTTACTTTGTATACAGGCGATGTAGATGCATAAGGATTATCATTTAAATGCGCCGGGTCACTATAGCCGCGAACCCTTACCTTCTCATCAGACTGGCCTACATCAAACTTTGGAGAAAGCATGCTATAATAAAATGTCTCTGGTCTTATGATAGACTTACTTGTCTCAAATCCTGCTCCTGAAAAGCCTATTGAATTTTGAGAAAAATCAGTCAATGAGATATCTCCAGCTGCATTAGAGCTTGTAATTGCTTGATCAGTTGAGCAGTTCATCCTTAGTCGTCCAAATGCACCGGTTGGCTCTGTCATAAAGTTGAAATTTGACATCGGATCGTCAACGCCCAATGACTTAAAGTTCCTTACGTGTTCGCGCCATTCAGCATCTGACAGCCCTTTGGACCAAAACCTGATGTGACCTACCTTTCCTGCAAACAGAGTGCTCAGATTCTCAATTCCTGCGTTGACCCCTTCATTTAAACAGTAGTTATTAGTTGAGTCAAATGATACTGATTGTGACCCAATTACAAGAAATGACCCAGATGAATTGAAATTTGAGCTTGTCATAGAGAAGAGGCTATTATTAACTCCGTTTCCTGATGATACATCACCAACTTCCTGAAAGAATGATGACGTGCTAAAATACTCTTTTGTCTTGCCAAATGACTGTCTTCCACACCTTAAGAAGTATGATGATGATGACGCTGAGTCGATCTCATCGCATCTATTTCTTCCAAATGACACACTCCATAAATTTCCATCAAATACATTTACTCCTGTCAGTGATAATGAAAATACTGGTTCGTTGCTTGACCCCGTAGACGGTCTTACAAATAGCTTTATCTCTGAGCCGCTGGACGTTATGTTATTTTGTGCTCCTGATAAGACAATTAGATTAGATAAAATTAACCCAGATCCTGATGCAGGTGATGTGGAGCCTGTCGAGTGAATTCTTACAAGGCTCTGTGTTACAGGATACTCATGCTTTGTTGAAAACTTGTATATTGCCTCATATGTAAATGATCCAGACGTAAAAAATCCATCACCTGGTTCGTTAGAAATTCCGTGAATAAATTTTCCTGCATCATCATCTACATCAACCATTTTTCCTTTCGGATCAGGAAATCCCGTCTCTAACCTTGCGCCAGATAAAAATCCAGACACCAGATGAGGTGTTATAAACGATCCAGTTGAAGATCCGAATCCTTGTTGACTTAGATCAAGCAGTTCATGTTTTGGTGACCACGAAAAGCTTCCAGAAAAATCTATCATAGATGATACATCAGACATTCTTTGACGTCTATTTCTTAGTGATAACTTCTTTGGACCACCGTACTCTCTTATTGAAAAAAGCTTGTCTGGATTTATTCCAGCTGCCTTCATTATTGACTTAACGCTGTGGAGCGTTCCCTTCGACTGTGTTATATCCTTTATGTTTATTAATATTCTTTTCCATATTTGATTTTGAATATATGCCAAAGACTCACTAGACAGACCTTGATCTTTTTTAACATTTTCACCTCTTGAAAATTGTTCAAGCGGTGTGTTTGAGTATATGGCAGGAAGACTAAATCCATAGTACTTTGCAACAAACGGTAAAAACTTATCAGCTGCAGACTCGTTATCATCATAATCAACATGAACTAAAGTAGAAAAGTGATCAATAAACATTTTCAATTCATCAAAAAACTTAGCCCATATCAAAAGAAATGCTGTTAATATCTGAGCTGATCCTATCTGTCCTGATCCTGGTATTGACCTACCATGATATGGTTCACCAATCTTACCATCTTCGTTTTCAAAACCGCCCTCTATTTGTCCAGCTAATAAATGATGTGTAGGAATTAATCTAGTTATAAGATTTGGATTGCTAGAATCATAATTGCTAGCCGATGATAATAAANCAGAGTTTAAGCTTGCAACCTTAGAAAACGCAGGAAAGAGAATCGGTGACAATGCTGCATCTTCAGCTGTCATTGGATTTGTAAGTGATCCTGTTAGCCTTAGGCTTGATGAAAAATTAGATATCATGCTATGCAAAGAGTTTCCAGAACTATCAATACAGGCGCTGTCGATTCCATAAGTTCCTGTGTAATATGGCTCATTAAACTTGAAGTATAGTTTTAAATCATCATTGGCAAAAATATTTCTGGTACCATTAAAGTGCTGATCTTCTGGTGTTCTAGTGCTATGAAAAAATCTAAACTCATCAATTGCACCTGAAAATGTTTGCTTTGGTGTAAATATTGCCTTTTCTGGTCCAGGTAAGTGGCCTATCTGCACTTGATGAGCTGAACCTGAGCCTATGATCAGGTCGCTTTGATTTGTAAGAAGACTTCCTGGAAATGCTACATTTGATGAGCTTGCAACAAGTGATTGACTAACATAGAGNATTAGTCTTCCAGTATTTATTGACCTATCAAATACTGCACATACGTGATTCCACTTTCCTTTGCCTATAGACGCACTAACAGATAGCCTCATCGATCCAGAGCTGACTCCAAAGATCAAATCTGATGAGACAGCTCCGCCTGCGGAAGTTCCGTCGTTTCCAGCCCTATCAAGATTTGATGCACTTAGAGCCAAGGTGAAGCCGAGAGAAGATCCGGATAGCTTTTGACATATTACCTGATTATCGCTTCCGGTTCTTGCAGGATATACATGCGCCTCAATTGCAAATGATGACATGTCCACATCTAGAACTGCATCGCCGGTACCTATCTTAGAAAAGTTAGGAAATTTACTTCCTGCTGCGTCTACAACTGATATATACGTTCCATCTGAACCTGTTGATGAACCGCTAAACATTAAAAATCCAACATTCTTGGGAAATCTATCAAGCACGTGCTTTTCAAATCCCGTTAAAGAATCTTGAAATTTTTCTATTTCGCCTCTTGTTCCATCAAGTGGAAACTCATTTACAACTCTATCAAATGCAATGTTTACTTTAGATTCAGCTGAATTAAAAAATGTATGATTTTCAAATTTTGAATAATCAGCGCTTATCTCTTGAGTTGACTTTATCCCGGAGCCAGGTTCATCATATCTAAACGAAGATGTATTCTCAATGTTGGTATCTATCATCTTTCTTAAAGATAGATCGCTTACAAATCCATGGCTTTCGACTTCATCCCTTGTTACAGTGGGTGAAAACATTTTTGGTCTTTTCAGTATTCTTGACTTGCTTTTTGGCATTTCTAGCTTACTCTTGTCTACTCAACTTTAAATTTAGTTGCTACATTCGAAAATATTTGATCTACACCGCTGTCACTTATAAAAAAATCAAACCCATATGTTCTTCCAGGTTGTAAGCTGTCCATGTAAAATTCAAAATACATTCCTTCTGAGTCTGTTGAAAGAAGTGTTCCGCCTTTCTCTGTATCAAATGGAATTATTATATCACCAGAATCAAAGTCTTTGATCCTATAGTGCATTTTTGTAAACGTCTTGCTTTTTGACTTTATTGGCTTTTTTACTAAGACAAGATCATCATTTATATCTTCTACAAAAACTCTGAACTTTACCTTTTGTGATCTCCTGTATGATGATTTTAAATTTGTAATATTAATAAATGGATTGCACGTGCTATTGATAAATGCAGACCGCTTAACAGTATTCACGACAATCGATCCTGTGAAATATCCAACTGTTTTATCTAATGAGCTCCAAATTTCTGTAAAAGTTGCTGAACCTGCATTCACTATTTCATTTCGAAGAGTTCCTGACTCAAATTCAGATATTGAAAATGTTGACGAATAAACACCGCTCATAAAGTTATTTCCAATCTTGTGTTGCGATCCTGAAAATGTTCTTGAAAAGAATGTTGAGCTTCCTGTGCTTCCTGATGTCATTGTAACAAGAAGACAGTCTGTTCCTGTTATCTTTGTGGCACTGACGCCTGATAGTATGTCAAATCTAGAGCCTCTGTGAAAATTATTTAAAAATAAGGATCCTGTTACATCAAAGAAGAATATTTCATGATGGTCCTGTATTGCATCATTGAATCGAACTATTAGCTTTGGTCTTTTTCTTGTGTTTGTTGAATGTCTTGATGCAAATCTTTTAACAAATCTTGTAAAGTGATCTGTCTCCTCACTTCCTGAAAATGACAACCTAAATCCGTGATCTGGTATTTGTCCTGCTAGTGTCGCTGATACTATTGTCGTTACATCTACTGAGAGGTCTTCATCTCCTGTGTTAAATGCCTGACTTTTCCAAAGGTTTACTGTGCCGTTTCCGTCGCTTAGATTTCCACTTGAAATAATATCAATGTCATCTGATCCTAATAACCCATCCTTATTTGCGCCAGAAAGATACCACTTAACAGCCTTTCCGCTTGATATAGACGCTGTCTGGAAATTACACGAATCTATATCTTCAAATGTAACAACGTCTCTCCCTATTCCTTCATCAAATGATCTAGACAGAGGAAACACTATCACATTAAAATTAGAAGGCGTTGTCTGACCTCCGTATACATCATGTAGTTTTAACGTGCAGCTAAAAGATGGATTTGCTATATCAAGCGTTGTTCCAGTCAAGGCCTTTAAATGACTTAAGTCAAACTTAATAAGAATTCTAGATATTTCAGTTGGTGCATCTGTTCCAGATATTAAAGACTCATCATACAATTTAAATAAATCTAGAGTTCCTGCAGCTCCAACATTTGCATCTGTTGCCCTAAATGAACTATTAATAATTTTATTTGTAATATATGTGTCGCTACTTGAAGAAAGAATTCTATACATTTTGCCATCTACTCCGCACTACCAATAATATCATCATCAGGATACTTGACCTCAATAATCGATCCGGGCGGGACCATAAGAACGCCTTTTTTTAAGTTTGAAATAATGTTAAATGTCTCATTGCTATACTCTCTATTGCTAATATTTCCAGACATTCCAATAATGTCAACTGAAACATGAGACATTACACCGGGAGTATTAAGAATTATATTTATTAAATCTGAGATGATTAGCGGCTGTTCAATCTGAAAGTTTTCAATCTTTAGATACCTCTTAAGCTCAGAATTAACCTTCTGTATTGTTAGCTCCTTATTTGAAATAGAGTCAACAATAATTGAATATTTTACTGCTACATTTAACACCCTTGCGTCAACTATATCAATTGCATCTGAAATTAATCGAAATTCATTTAAGTATTCTGCAACATTTTCTTTAAGTGTGTCTGGAGATATTATTAAGCTACCACTGGCATCACGGCTCACTATTGCAACAATTGTTGACAGCGGGTTATTTGGATTAGATCTTATTCCCACCCTAAACACTCTGCCGAAGTTTGCTGGCATTGTATAAATTCTAGATATTAAGTCCTGCTTCGTTACAATTCTTGACTGTGAGTTTCTGTGCGCTAGGGCGACCGACTTTAGCTCACCTAATGTTAATTCTGATTCACCGCCGGCAGCGGGCGCCTGATTTATTATAAATACAGATGCCCTAACTGATGAAATAGTTGATGACGGCGTTCCAGAAGAAAACTTAGTAATTAAATTTTTAATAGATCGTATTGATTCTGATCCGACATTATGAGACAGACCTCCTCCCGCTCTATATCTAACTGTTATCTTTGTTCCTCGCGGTGATACACCCAGCGTTCTGGTCTTAAGAAGAGCGTTTGGATCAATAGAAAATCTTTTCATTGTATTTTTTGATCCAAACAATGGAAGAGACACCTCACTAGGATCTGGAATTATATCGTCGTCTAGTGTTGATGCATCTCCTGAACCGAATCTTATTGTTGTTTTTCCTGTTTGCCTACTTGCAGTTGATATAAATCTAAATGGTGCAGGTAGTAGCTCAAGATTATCTGAGACTAAGCTACTATCATCACTTGTATTTATAACTTTCTTAAATACAACGTCCTGTGTTAGAGAATCTACCTCGTAATATTCATTTCTCTCTGTGTCAGTAACAGAAATTATCTCAGTAATATTCTCTGATCCTAGCACTATTGTTCTAAATTGCTTATAATCATCACCTATTACAAATGTTTCCTCTGCTGTCTTTCCAGACTTGCAAATACCAGTGAGTTTTAAGAGATACTCTGTAGGCAATCCAGACGAATCTGTCTTCTCAATTGAATAGCTTGCAATAAGTCTTCCGTCAGCTTTCTTTTTAGAAAAATCTAGATCTTCACCTAGCTCAAATACAACTCCTGTATTTGATGATACTGTCGTACCCACTTTAATAATTGGAAGATCTGACGTCTTTGGCCTTCTTCCTTGCGATGTTGTTTCAAATCCAGACTTAATGAAGAAGTCAACATACACTGTTGCCGGAGCTGCACCTGATATTTTAACACCTGCTGCCCTGACAAGCTTTTCAATATTTTTATCCTCAACAGCGGTTTCAAGATCTAATTCATTAAATTGATGATCTAGATAGTATGACATGACATCACCGACATATGCTGCCATATCAAGAAATAGACCTCCCATGCTTGCTTCAGAAAAATCCTGTATTTTATCAGAATAATGTGTTCTTGAATAATCTAGTAGCTCAGATCTAAATGAGTTAAAGTCTCGATTTAGATATGATCTTGGCTTTTTTTGTATTAGTTTATCTTTTATATTTTTAGAACTTTTAGACATTTGCTTGTATCACTGTGCTATATTGCGTATAAAATTGCGCTTATCTGCTTTTTTACTATTCTTAGCCTTGGAATGTTATAAGATATATTTATTACTATCTTACCTAGACCGGGTTCGGAGCCAAATTTTTCTACGGTTGTTCCAAATTTTGACTCGTATGTTTCAAGCTCAACAAACGGAAGGAACTTATTAACTGCATTGTTTATTCTTAGCATTGCTTCAGTGTCAAAATCTTTTTGTGACACTAACTCTGTCGTTAATTCCCTTAAATTTGCACCGAAGTCAAACGACCCCAGTCGCTCCCCATGATTTGTAAGAATAAGATTTTTTAAGTTATCATGCAGCTGATCTGCTAGGCTAAAATGCATTTCAAACAATCCCGACCTTCCCTCACCTAATCGCAGCGGGGATCTTATCCCTACAGGTTTTGAATCAGGAACATTATGAAACTTTCGTAATGTTGATTTACTACCTACACTTTTAAAACTAATAGCCATAATACACCTTAAGAATAAATATAATAGCCTGAAAAATCTAGTATTTTATCTGTTTGCAGTTCTATGCCCAAATAACTGGGCTTCCGCCTGTTGTTACCATTGTTCCTGTTTTAAACCATGCGCTAATTTTTTCCGCGATACTTGGTGCAGCTATATCAATTATATCTGTACTTAGCAATGGTATAAAAATAGCTG